GGAGACAGTTTGCTGATAAGAGGCTGGTTGAATACGTTGAGGATGGACCTATTTACCTTGAGAACTTTGTGTTTGAGGTAGATCATGTCAGCTCTTCAATCTTAAAGGATCCAGGCAATTCTATGGGAGTTTTAGGTAGAACGAAATCTCCAGTACCAGATAGATTCTTTGAGACTGGTATTGATGTTCCACATGTAGAATTGTTGAGTCAGGTGGACTTGATGGGAGATGTAGAAGATATGATCGTTCCTCCTCAGTCCAATCATGCGGTGAGACAAGGTGTAACAGCCAGGTATAGTTTTCCAAAGACTGAAGTGTCTTATGAGCGTCTAGAAGATGCATTTAATTTTCTAGAGAGCTACATTGGCAGAGCAGCTGAGGGATTTGATTTTACTCCACCTTCTTTTGATGATTTGCTTGCTGATGAGTCTACCACTAAAAGAAGTTCAATGGGTTACATGTCTAAACTTGGTTTCAAGAATGTCGGAGATGCTTTACGTAATGGGCAAGAGCAACTAGAGATGGTGTATGACAAGTTGTTAAAAGGCTTGCCTTTGAACCATGTGTGGCATGGTAGTCCAAAGGTGGAGAAGAAAGCTCCTAAAGAAAACATGTTTCCTAGAATATTCCAGTACAAAGTGGGAGAGATTAGACTGTCAGAGATGCGTCTCTTCAAAAGATTAAACGATTTTTTTGGTCCTGCTGGTGGTCTACCTTGGTCCATGAAAGGTGATATTTTTGATAAAGCAGAGAGGTTGTGTTTAGCTTATGAAAGATTCAAAGATCCAGCAGGAGTGCATATAGAGGCTTCCAAGTGGGACGGTCACTTTGAGGATGTTCCATTCTTACTTGACAGGAAATTGGAGGAGCACGCACTTAGAAGTGGACAGAATGGATGGCAAGCTGCTAACGTGTTGAGGTCTACAGCTGGTGTTGATGCTTATGGACTATCTTGGATATGTTCTGGTGATTTAATTCAATGGAAACGATGTAATCGGAAGTCAGGAACTTGGGAGACTTCTATCGGCAATAAGAACGGAAATATGCTGGTAGCATTAACTTTAGCTAAGGAGGCAAGTGGTTTTGACACCATGGAAGAAGTCCTGGAGAAAATTGATTTTATGGTTGAAGGCGATGATCTCCATATTGTGACTGAGAGAGATTTGGCTGCCAAGATTCTTCAGCGTCGAGATCAAGTGTATAAGGAATGTGGGTTCCCGCAGAGAGGAGATCCATACCTGTGTCTGAGACCGGAAGACGCGGATTTCTGTAGCCATGGAGCCACTCGGTTGTCCACAGGTATCTGTGTACCTATTAGGTCTCTGCAAACGGTAATGGGAAGATTGTGTATTCCAATTACTAACAACACCTTCACTCTCAATACTCAAATGGCAGCTAGGTCGTTGACAAGTTGCATTAGTTTTGCAGCCACCTATTGGTTCCTTCCAGAAGTTAGGAAATATTGGTCGGCTGTTCGCGAAATGATTCCCAAATCTGTTATTGCAGCATCCGTGTCGCCTACAGAGAAATGGAGATTTGTTTATAATCTTGGTGGTGTCGATCCGATCTCATTCAATCTTAACAAGTTCATAGAAGATAGATTTGGGCCTAATGCCTTAGACTCTCAATTATCCAGTGTGGCGAGTAATGCGTTGAATCTGCCTACTATTAGTGGTATTCAAAATGTGGAGGCTGGAAGTGCAGTTAAACAATTGTTGCAGAACGGGCCTAATCCATTTAAGAATTCGAAATGCATCTTGTGGTATTCGCGACTCATTTCGGCCAGAGACATTAGAACAGATGTTGAAAAAATGAAATCTTCTGGATTACATTTTGGTGTGATTGCTGAAACAGGCAAACAAATTAGGGATCTAGTGCGAAATGGATCAACTGATTTTTCTACAGCCTGGAGATCAATGAGAGCGACAATAGGATCAGCAAGACAAGATTTGATGTTAATATTCTCAGAGAGAGAAGAATATAGGGCACAGCTGGTTGAGATAGATTATGAAAACAAGAGTCCTAGAGCAGACGGTTTTAGAGGTCAGACTATGACAACTTATATCCTAGGGAAAAACCAGCATGGAGTGATCAAAACTGGTGTTTATGATTTTGTAGCTATAGCTTTCACTTTTCTGGCATTATTCTGTGCTTCTATCATAAGTCCGATATTCAGAGCTGGGAAGACTGCAACTGTTAGACCTGGTTTGAAAGTGGAAGCAACAGGGAAAGTGCTAGTCACAGATAAATCAGCTTATCGATTCGTAGACATTAAAGGAGAGCCCGAGATTCGAAGTGAAGGTTGGTTGGCTAGAGCTTTGACACTACCTTTGAGTGTTGAATCTAGTGTTAATTTAGACAAGAGTAGCGCTATAGACACTTTATCGTATTTACTAGAAAATCATAGAAGATTTGGTATGATTAAGTTTGATAATGAGTCAAAAATGCATTCGGCTCTCTTCTATCGTAGAAATTGGCAAGACAAGTTAATGGAAAAGTTTGACAGAGACGAAGTGGCTAAGATAGTAGATATTCCTGTGTCTAGTTTGGAAGCGAACAAGTTTTGGACCTATAATGGAGGAATGGTGACTCCTACAAAGCATAAGGGTACATTGGAGTTTGGTCAGTATGAAAGACCATTAAGACTTTTTAAAACGCTTGAAGGAAGTGTGAGAAATTGTTGCTTCTTCCTGAGGATTGATGATTGTCCGATGGCTCGAGCAGATGATAAGCATCCGAATCAGTATTTGTTTCCCGAAGCCAAAATTTCTCTGGCTTCTGGAAATGGATTAATTTTTGGAGAGAGTGGTGCCAAGGATTATATAGATATTCCTAAGCCCTTTGATGCTGACATACTTGCTGGGAGCTCATCCAATATGGTCGATTGGTTGGACAAGGAAGACATAGCCCTTTTTAGAGGAGGGTTGACCGGTATGGGTTGTACTGCTTCTGATAATTCGAGATTAGAATTAATGACGAAGCAAGAAGATCATAATCTAGTTTTCCCTTGTGATTATGGTTTGACATCAGCGTTAGATAGGATTTCTGTTTCTTTAAATGGAGTGTTATCGAAGAAGAAGAGGGAGAGTAAAGCTAAAACTCTGAGTTACGTGGACCAGAGTGCTTATCGAATCTTAATTGTTCTAGAAGGGAACGAATGTGCAGATAGAGTAGGACATTACCTAGAGACAGGTAGTTTAGTAATATACGTCAAACCCAATCGTTGTATTGGCGATAAAGCTTGGTGGTCCTCTGTATTAGTAGATAAGTATAATGTTATGTTAGCCAGTGACGTGGATGACATCGTTAGATGCTTAGAATTTTACAAATCAAACACAGAAGAGTGCAAGCAGGTAGCTGCGAGAGGTCGTATTCTCGGTCTACAGCTGCTTAGCCCAACTTTTCAAAAATCATATGTTCTGAACATGTTGGAAGAGCTGTCCAACACCGGTGACGTAACCGAGGTTGAAGCAGCTGTTTCTTGGCATTTAGAACATAAGACAGATGGTACTATTCTTTTCAGGGATTCAGACTTTGGGTACTCCCATGGTCTTTTAATCCCTTTGAAGAGTAGAAACATGACATACAACGCGCTAGACGTTGACATAGGATGTGGAATTTCCATTTCTAATTATGTTGGCGCCAAGGCAATTGAATTTGATCGATTGTCTGTAGCGTTAATTCCAGGAGTTGAAAAACTCCTCGAGTCTGAAGTCACTCACGCCAATTCTCTATTGGCTATAGCAAACTTGTCGATTGACGCGTCAAATGAGCTGAAGAGTAACTTAGGAACATTGGGTTTCGGTAATCATTTTGCCGAAATTATGTCCAATGGAATCGAGACTTTCTTAGTATGTCACACAGGATCACGAGAATTCATCAAAATTTGGATTGATGAAAACATCACTAATCGTGAAGGACCTGTGGGAAAGAAAGTTATCCCGATCTTAAAAGCAGCAGAGGAGTTCGCTGTGTTGAATCGGGAGATATGCGCTAGATTATTGGGCGCTACTGGAAAACCAATAACAAATGTAGTTCATGACAGAATTCTGGATAGAACTGAGTTGACAGATGGACCAACTCTTTGCATGGGTTTGACAACCCCTGGCGAAGAGGTCTGGATACTCGGTTCTGCTGGAACTGGAATGGCAAAGCTTGTTTCTCAAGCTGATCTTGTCCCCCATGGAATGGGGGGAAAGGGTAGTCGTGTAAGAAACTTCAAACAAGTCAAGAAAACAAAATGGTACAAAACTGTAGCTCGATTAAGAGCCTCAGATCCGTGGGATAACTTTAAGATGAGTGTCGATGGTAAATCCTGGCATTCATTGGATAAGCGAAAGAGCGGAC